GTCACGTATGCTGGCGGCGGTGGTGGCGGCGCGCCTAGTGGTGGCACACAAGGCGCTGGCGGATCGGGCGTCGGCGGCACGGCTGTATCAAGCGGAACACCCAATGCAGGATCTCCAAATACTGGCGGCGGCGGCGGGGCTAATTTTAATACGCCAACTAATTCTGGCGGCGCTGGCGGTTCGGGTATTGTCATTCTTTCTTATTCAAGTTCTTTTACAGACGCTGTTTCTACTACAGGAAGTCCTACAAAAACAACGTCAGGTGGAAATACAATATATACGTTTACGGGTAGTGGAACCATAACATGGTAATTGAAAATTTATTTCCGGTACCAATAGGTTTTTTTAAATATGATGGTAAAATAGACACTAATTTTCTTATTAATCAACCTCAACGCGCTAATGAAGGCAATACAAGCAGCGAAGATAAATATATACTAAATTACAAAGAACTATTAGACTTGCGGCAATTCATAGAAAAATCATTACATGAATATTTTACCGCTACCTATTGCCCTAAAAATGATGTGTATTTAAAAATTACGCAATCTTGGTTAAATTGGACAAAACCAGGGCAACATCACCATAAACACGCGCATCCTAATTCATTGATCTCTGGGGTTTATTACATTAATGCACGCAAGGATTCCGATAAAATATTCTTCTGTAGAGACGCGTATCAACAAATTAAAATACCTCCTGCCGAATGGAATCAATATAATTCTGAAAGTTGGTGGTTTCCTGTAGAATCTAATGATGTATTGTTTTTTCCCTCTTCATTAGTGCATATGGTTCGGTCAGTTGAAGAAAATGAAACCCGTATTAGTTTGGCGTTTAACGCATTTCCTATTGGTATGCTTGGCGATGAAGATAAATTAACCGCTTTACAGTTGGAGAAATAAAGTGGCTCATTTTGCTAAATTAGACGACAATAATATTGTTTTAGAAGTAAATGTTCTTAACAATAATGTTATTGACAATTTACCGTTTCCTGAGTCTGAACTATTAGGAGTTAGTTTTTTAACTGAATGGTCAAAAGGCTATATAAAATGGAAACAAACTAGCTATAATAATAGTTTTCGTGTTCGATATGCAGGCGTTGGGTATAATTATGATGCTGTTCTGGACGCTTTTATTGCGCCACAACCTTATCCGTCTTGGACATTAGACACAGAAACAACCGAATGGTTACCTCCAATACCAATGCCAACAGACGGAAAAAGATATACTTGGAACGAAGACACACAAACATGGGTCGAGATAAATGTTTAGCACAGAAGAATTGAACGTATTAATGCAGCTTTTGGACATTGCCACTAAAGCAGGCGGATTAGGCGTTGCTCAACAGGCGCTACCATTAGCGGTAAAGATTCAACAGCAGTTACAACCTGTTGACGTTCCTGCAACTGAAGAGTAATAATACACGTTACCGACTAGCCGGATAGCTAGGAAGATAGGAGGTCGCGTGAGCGACGAGGATCTCGCTACAGCGGAGATAAGCACCGCGCCAGAGTTGGAAGCTACGGCAGCTCCAGCGCCAGAGGAAACAAAGCCGGAAGAACAGCCGCCCGAAAAGATGTTCACTCAGAAAGAGTTGGACGCTCTAATCGACAAGCGGTTTCGCAAAGAGAAGCTTAATGCAGCTAAGGCAGCTCAGGAGTTAGCCGAGCTTCAGGCGAAGTTACAGGCTCAGTCTGCAACCCCGCCCGCGCCAGATGATTTTGAGAACGCGCAAGCCTATGCGGAAGCATTGGCCGAGCAAAAAGCTCAACAGATTCTAGCGCGTAAAGAAGCAGAGCGACAACAATCGGCTGTTCTTGAGGCATATCAAGACCGAGAGGAAGACGCTCGGAGTCGATACGATGACTTTGAACAAGTCGCGTATAACCCGAACCTTCCTGTAACGGACTATATGGCTCAAGCGATACAGGCTTCGGATATTGGCCCCGACGTGATTTATCACTTAGGTTCCAACCCAAAAGAAGCACATCGTATAGCTAATTTACCGCCGATCTTGCAGGCTAAAGAGATTGGTCGGATCGAAGCCAAATTGGCGGCGGATCCACCGGCTAAACGCACTTCAACTGCGCCAGCTCCTCTTGCTCCTGTCACGGCTACTCGGTCAAGCTCCGGCCCTAGATATGACACGACTGACCCACGGGCTACAAAGTCGATGTCAACATCAGAATGGATTGAAGCCGAACGGTTGCGACAGATCAAAAAGTGGGAAGCGCAAAACCGTAGGTAATAGGTTATGTCAAACTCAATTTTAACAATTGACATGATCACAAGGAAGGCGCTCGAAATCCTCGAGAACTCCCTTGTGCTCACCCGCACTGTAAACCGTCAATATGACGACTCTTTCGCTGTAGAAGGCGCTAAGATCGGCTCAACGCTGCGCATCCGTCTTCCTGACCGCGCTTTGGTCACGGACGGCGCTGCCCTTCAGGTTCAGGACGACAACGAGCAATACACCACGCTCACTGTCTCCAGCCAGAAGCACATCGGCGTGAACTTCACGACCGCTGAACTCACGATGCAGTTGGACGACTTCGCTGAACGTGTTCTGAAGCCTCGTATTTCGCAGCTCGCGTCTTCTATCGACGCTGACGTTGCGAACAGCTTCAAATACATCGGCAACTCGGTCGGCACGCCAGGCACCACGCCTGCTACGTCGCTCGTTCTGTTGCAAGCCCAGCAAAAGCTCAACGAGAACGCTGCGGTCATGTCGCCTCGTTATGCCACTGTTAACCCAGCCGCTAACGCTGCGTTGATCGAAGGCATGAAAGGTCTGTTCAACCCTGTTTCGGCTATCTCGAAACAGTTCAAGAACGGCATGTTTGGTGAAGGCATCCTCGGCTACGACGAGCTGAATATGTCTCAGTCAATCAAGCAGTTCACGACCGGCTCACGCGCTGGCACTGTAACTGTTAACGCGACTGTCACGACTGAAGGCTCGACGACTGTTGTTCTGACTGGTCTTACGACCACGACGATCAAAGCTGGCGACGTGTTCACCATCGCTAACGTCTACGCTGTCAACCCACAGACTCGTGAGTCAACCGGCTCGCTGTATCAGTTCGTAGCTCTTGCTGACGTTACGGCGTCAACGACCGCTTCAGTTACTGTTCCTGCGATGTATTCGGCTTCTCAGGCTCTCGCTACGGTTGACGCTCTGCCGGTTTCCGGCGCGGCTGTCACGTTCCTCGGCGCTGCTTCTACGCAGTATCCACAGAACTTGATCTATCACCGTGACGCGATCACCTTCGCCACCGCCGACCTTCTGCTTCCGCAGGGCGTCGATATGGCAAGCCGTCAGGTTCACAATGGCATCAGCTTACGCGTTGTTCGTCAGTATGACATCAACAACGACCGTCTGCCTTGCCGTATTGACGTGCTCTATGGCTACAGCGTGATTCGTCCGCAGATGGCCGTTCGCCTTTGGGGCTAATATAGATGGCGGCTCTTGCAGCCGCCTCTTTCCATCTCTTTTGGAGTTTAATCCATGACTACGACTGCAAATGCGGCTTATCCGCTTGAGACGTTTGGCCCTTACGGTGCTATTCCAAATGGCAGCGGCGGCTATCAGTTTGGTGACGGCAATCTTGCTGAAACCGATTTCTTTGCAACCCCTGCGCCTGCAACCGCTACGGTTACGGCTACCCTGACCGCCGCGCAAGTGCTCAACGGCATTTTGCTTGGCTCGCCAGGAACCAGCGCTGCGGCTTATACGCTTCCTCCGGTTGCAGATCTTGAAGCTGCGCTTCCTTCGGCTGTTAAAGTCGGCGCATCTTTTGACTTCTCCGTAATCAACGTAGACGGCTCAAGCTCTGGCGTTATCACGATCACGACAAACACCGGCTGGTCAATTGGCACCTCCGGCAGTCAGGGTCTGATGACGATTGCTGCTACGGCTGGCACGACGCAAGCCTACCGCGCCCGTAAAACCGGCGTCGGCACTTGGGCGCTGTATCGGATCTCTTAATAAAGGATAAAGGCAATGCCAAACACAAAACCTGTAGGTGTTGCCTTTTCTGATCCCGAACTCGTAAGTGGCACAACCATTACGGGCGCGACGATCAGCGGAGGCACTCTCTCGGCTCCTACGATTACCGGCGCGACTCTGACGACAGCTACTGTCTCAGGCACGTTCACGTCAACGGCTACGACGGACGCTGTTGTTGCCAACGCAACGGCAGGTCTGTATTTCCTGACCACGGCCATTACCGCCAACACGACGACGACAAGCGCGCCGAAAGGTTCGATTGCGACGACGACGAACGCTACCGGCACTGGCAAGCTGTTTGTGTCAGACGGCACAAAATGGCAATTTGCAGTAGTTGCGTAACATATAGCGGCCTACGGGCCGCTGTATTTCTTTAGAAAGTAACCCATGGCTGTTATTTACTTGAGACATCCCGACCACGGGGTTAAAGTGGCTTGTATGGATTTAGAAGCCGACGCCGACGAAGAAAACGGCTGGGAGAGGTTCGACCCAGATGACGACATACAGCGCGTCGAGCCTAAAAATGCTATAGTTTCGCGCCGTAGGCAGAAGGTAGAAGATGACAGTAGGGATATACGCGATATACAACGTCCTAACAGATAAACTGTATATTGGCTCTTCTGTTTCTATTAAACGACGTTGGTCGCGGCATAGACGAATGTTGGCGACCAAAATCCATCATAGCCCTAAACTTCAAGCGGCATATGACAAATATGGGCGCGAAGCTTTTGACTGGCAAGTTGTTGAATACATTGATGACAAAACAATTTTGATTGAGCGTGAACAGTTTTGGCTAGATTTTTTTAAGCCTGCGTATAATGTTGCTCCGTACGCAGAACGTCCTAATTTAGGACGTAAAATGTCTGTTGAAACGCG